GAACAACTAGCACAGGACTACACGGCTATGGGCCACAGTGTAGACCTCATTAACGCTATCATCGCTGGTGACGATATGGCTGACAATGATGCCGAAGAGCGTCAAGATCGTGTTGATCGCAACGTAGCTCACCTTGAAATTATGGTTGCTAAAGATGACTGGGGTGATGAAGACATGACTGCTGCTAACGCCGCTATTACCGCCGGTAAGGGTTATACGGCCAGTTAATGAAGGCAAGTCGAAGCTATGGACGCACTTGACGCAATTGGAACTATATGGCCCATAGCTTTTGGTTTTGTCACTTTGGTCATTGTCTTAGCTAAGATGCACAGCGATATTGAGCAGATCAAAGAAAAGGTTCGCACCTTGTTCGAATTGTTCAATAACAGAGATAAATAAAGTAACGCTTAAACCAAAACTAGGAGAAGATATGAGCGAACAACAGGAACAACAACCAATTATTCTGACCATTGACGATCAAGAATATGACGTTAACGAGTTAGGTAATGATTCCAAAGTTCACTACGTTGAAGTGGTTAACTTGCGTAAGCAGATCGCTGAATTGCAGAATCAGATTGCCGCTGCCCAACAGCAAAGTATTAATCTACAGGTTGCATTAGGCTTTCGTGAAAACGCGTTACGTGAATCAATCGAAGTGGTTGAAGAAGTAGAACCGGAAGCGGATGCAGGATAATGGCTCAGACTCATGCAAGTAAGGCGTTACAAAAGATCGAAACACACGAACGGGAGTGCGCCTTGCGGTATGAGTCTATTAAAGAACGGCTAGACTCTGGGTCACAACGCTTCGATAAGCTAGAGCGTATGATCTGGGGTATCTACCCCGTTATGATTACCTCGTTAATAGCTATTGTTGGATTGGTTCTGACACAATGAAATTATGATAAATGTTTGGGTTTGGCGTAGGCGAAATTGCTGCTATTTTGACAGCCCTCAAGGGGCTGAACGAGATGTTAGCTACGGTAAAGGAGACAGGGTCTAACGCCAGTTCGTTTGCTGGATTGATTAGCAAATACTCTGATCTCGATGAAAAGATTAGGGATGTAGACTCAAAAGCGGCAACTAAGCCGCTTACTTTAGACGAGTCAATGAAGCTCCAAGTGGCTAAAAGACAAGCCGCTTCTTTTCATCAGGCTTTAAAAGATTCGCTGCTAATGCAGCAAGGTGGAGCGCAACAATACAAAGAGATCATGCAGCGTATCGAAGATTCAAAAATCGCTCATGATAAAAAGATAAATGCACTAAAGAGAAAACAAAGACAGCGAGAGAAGTTATTTAAAGAGGTGATGTTCTTTGGGTTTATTGGGCTTTCATGTGTAGGAGTAACAATAGGCGCTTTATATTTTTGGGTTAATGTTTTTAAATGAACGAGGGCAGGCTGTGAAATTTGAAGCAATTAAAGGATTAATCGGTGCGGTAGCTCCTACCCTTGGTCAGGCTCTTGGTGGGCCTTTAGGGGGTGCTGCGGCACAAACTATCGCTAGTGTGTTGGGTTGTAAGCCTGACGAGAAGAGTATTGCTAATGCAGTACAAGCGGCTACCCCAGAGCAGTTGGCAGAGATTAAAAAAGCTGAACTCGACTTTCAGGTTCAGATGAAGAAGTTAGACGTAGACGTATTCGCGCTTGAGGTAGAAGATGTACAACACGCTAGGTCAGCGTTTAAAGGCGATTGGACACCGAAGTTTATCGCGGTTGCGTGTGTGTTTTTCTTTGGTGGATACATCGCATTGGTCACGCTTCAAGACCCTGCTGCGAATGATGACGGGATTGTTAATCTTGTCCTTGGGTATTTAGGCGGAATCGTCTCATCTATTATCAGTTTCTACTACGGCGCATCACATAAGCATGACTAATGAATAGACTAATACAGATGTTAAAAAGGCATGAAGGCGTTAGAGATAAGGTCTATATGTGCTCTGCTGGTTACGAAACCATTGGTGTTGGCAGAAATATATCAGAATCTGGACTTGGTCTTTCTGAAGACGAGATAGACTATTTGTTAAGTAACGACATAAAACGGTGTCGCGAAGAGTTAATGGTCGAGTACGAATGGTTTTCAAAGCTAGATAGCGTGCGCCAAGAAGCCTTGATAGACCTGTCGTTTAATATTGGTCAGACCAAATTGCGTAAGTTTGTTAAAGCCTTGGGGCACATGGCTGCTGGTAACTACGAAGAAGCTGGTCAGGAGTTCTATCGTAGCCGATGGGCAGAGCAAGTGGGCGACCGATCATTAGAAATTTGCCAGATGATTAGTTCTGGAGAATATCAGGTACGATAAAATGCCATTACAAAAGTTTTTATTTAACCCAGGTATAAACAAGCAAGGTACTAGCTATACCGCAGAGGGTGGCTGGTTTGATGGCAATCTTGTACGTTTTAGAAAAGGCTTTGCAGAAAAGATAGGTGGTTGGGAAAAGTATATATCTGTTTCTTATGAAGGAACTGGTAGAAAGCTTCATGCTTGGGTTGACCTAGACGGTACAAAGCTTCTTGGATTAGGAACTCGATACAAGCTGTACATCCAGGAAGGCTCGTCATACAACGATGTAACACCCATAAGACGCACCAGTGCAGCCGGTGCCGCTACTTTTGCCGCAACCAACGGATCTTCAACGCTAACTGTTACAGACTCTAGTAATGGTTCTAACGTAGGCGATTTTGTTACATATACTGATGCAGTTTCTTTAGGCGGAAACATTACTGCGGCAGTGTTAAATCAAGAGTATCAAATACAATCTGTACCAACGTCCAACACTTATACCATTATTGCAAAAGATACAGATGGTAATGCGGTTACAGCTAACTCTAGCGATACTGGCAACGGAGGTTCTTCAACCGTAGCCGCTTATCAAATAACAAGCGGCCTTGATGTCTTTGTAGACGGAACAGGTTGGGGCGTTGGCGGCTGGGGAACTGGCACCTGGGGCTCAACAAGCTCTCTTACTGACGCTAATCAGCTTAGACTTTGGTCGATGGATAACTTCGGTGAAGACTTGATATCAAACCCTCGAGCCGGTGGTGTTTATTATTGGGACAAATCAGACGGTCTTAACACTAGAGCAGTGGCTTTAAGTTCTCTAACTGGGTCAAACTTAGCTCCAACCAAAGGGCTCCAAGTAATAGTATCTGACATTGACCGGCATGCCATAGTATTAGGTGCAGATCCCATTGAGAATGGCGTTAGGTCCGGCCAAATAGACCCACTACTTGTTGCCTTTTCTGATCAAGAAAACATATTTGATTGGGAACCAACGTCTACTAATACGGCTGGTTCTCTTCGGTGCTCTGCTGGATCTGAGATTATTGGCGCGGTACGGGCTCGACAAGAAACATTGATATGGACCGATGTTGCGCTGTATAGCCTTCAGTTTATAGGACCGCCTTTGACCTTTGGTCTGAATCTAGTTAACGAAGGTGTTAGCTTGATTGGTCCTAACGCTATTGTTAACTCACCATCTGGCATATTCTGGATGGATAGAAAGGGCTTCTACACTTATAACGGGTCTGTCGCTCCTGTCCCATGCACAGTTCATGCTTATGTGTTTGATGACTTTGAAGAAGGTCAAGCATTCCAAGTGTTTGGCATACTCAATAAGCAGTTTGACGAGGTTGGTTGGTTCTACTGTAGCTCTGGTCAAACAGTCATTGATCGATACGTCTTCTTTAACTACGTTGAAAATACATGGTCAATTGGCCAGCTTTCTAGAACAGCTTGGCTTGACGAGGGTATATTCTCTCAGCCTATTGCTGCCGGTAAGTATAGTGATACACCTTATCTGTACAGCCATGAGGTTGGATATAACAACGATGGTCAGCCGATGGACAATGTATATGTGCAAAGCGCAGACTTTGACATAGGCGATGGAGAAGACTTCCAGTTTATAAAACGATTTATTCCTGACGTTAAGTTTCAGGGATCTGGTTCCGATCAGACAATAAACGTTCAAATTAAAACTAGAAACTATCCAGGGAATAGCTTTACCACAGATCAAACAACATCTTTTACAAGCACAACAAGCAAAATAGATATGCGTGCAAGAGCGCGACAAGCTGCTATTCGCTTTGAATCTGATGATGATGGTACAAGTGTGGAAAGAATAGATGTAGGGTTTAGGATTGGAGGCACACGGCTAGATATACAACCTAATGGGCGTAGATAATGGCCAAGATACTTAATACTTCGCTTCCAATGTCAGGACCCCAAGGGGTTACGCCTGATATATTTAACAAAACAGTCAGGCTTATAGAGCTAAACTTAAATGCTTTTGACCCTAGTTCAACGCCACAATTTACCAACGACAGGCTATCTGAGCTTCAGTTTAATGCTGGAGACATTATATGGAATCTAAGTATAGAGGCACTTCAAGTCTATACTGGCAATGAGTTTGTAAATATATCGACACCATCGACCGCTGGATTGCAGGGATCAACAGGTGTTGGATCGGTACAGGTTATAACCAATGGTTCTATAACCGTGGAGATTGATTAATGAATGGTATAAAGACAAAAAGAACAAAGCCTACAGTAAGATATGTCAAGCCAAGAGGCTTCTCTAACATGTTGCCTAACAAAAGACCAGTGACTAAGATAAGCTAATGGCAGCTACAGCAACCAAAAGAGACCCTGCAAAGTGGGCGGCAGCTAAGTCTAGAGCCAAGGCTAAGATGGGTGGTAAACACTCTGCTCGGGCGATGCAACTTGCTGTAAAATATTATAAAGACTCTGGTGGAACTTACTCAGGCCCAAAGAAAAAGTCTAGTAATAAGCTTTCTCAATGGAGCAAGCAGGACTGGGGAACCAAGTCCGGTAAGCCGTCTACTCAAGGACCTAAAGCTACGGGTGAGCGGTACTTGCCCAAGAAGGCAAGAGAGGCGCTGTCAAGCCAGGAGTATGCCGCAACAACTAGAGCAAAAAGAAAAGATACAAAAGCTGGCAAACAGTTTTCCGCACAGCCTAAAAGCATTGCAGATAAGACTAAGCAGTACAGGACAGCAAAAGATGGCGGGTTTTTTACTAAAAGAAACCATCGAGGTTGTGGATCTGTGATGCCAGATAGAAGAAAAAAGACAAGGTATTCTTGATGTTTAAACGTCATGTACAAAACTTTAGGGTAGGCGGTGCTGCTAAAAAGAATAGAGGCAGGCCGATTAGGCGCACTACTTCTGGTAGTAAACCTAACTATCGTAAGACGGAAGAAGGCGCTGGCATGACAGAAGCTGGGGTTAAGGCGCATAGACGCGCTAATCCTGGTAGTAAATTGCAGACCGCTGTTACAGAGAGCAAGCCTACAGGCAAGAGAGCAGCTAGAAGAAAGTCATATTGCGCGAGGTCCGCAGGACAAATGAAACAGTTTCCGAAAGCAGCGAGAAACCCAAACTCTAGACTGCGTCAAGCTCGACGCCGATGGAAGTGTTAGATGAGTATTCGTAAGTTGCCCATAAAGATGATGGCTGGAGGAGGGGTATTCTCTGACCAAAAAAGCTCTAACTCTACTGGGATTGGAAATTGGAGCAATAGTTTTGGTGGCTTACCAGGTGGGACTTTCGGTGACATTGGCGGGGTTTTAGGTGTACCAAAAGGCTCTCAGTTTTCTGGAGGAGGCGCTGGTTCCGCTGTGTTTCCTCAGGGACCTGCTTTTGCAGATGTTGACTTCAGCCAAGGCCCTCAAATTGATGACTTTGATGAAGATGGAGATGGCGAAATAAGCGACGAGGAGCGTGCTTTATTTCAGCAAGCTATGGGCGCTTTTATGCGTCAGAACAAAGACCAGTCTGTTGTTGAAGATACTCCTGAACCTACACCAGAAGAAGATCCTAAGCCGGAGAAAGAGCCCGACGAGGATGAGCCAAGCTTTCTTCAAAGACTAAGAGAATGGTACGAAAGAAACTTTGGTGGTAGAGATATTCAAATAGGTGGGTATCCTGGAGGATTAGGCGGCATAAAGATCCCACTACCAGGTGGGGGTAGAGACGGAGGCTTTCCTTTTCCTATACCACTTCCTCCTATTTTTGGTGGCGGTGGCGGAAGTGGTGGCGGTGGCGGTCGGCAAGAGCCAGAGCCAACTCCGCCCGTAACACCTACGCCTACGCCTACGCCTACGCCTACGCCTACACCTACGCCTACACCTACGCCTACGCCTACGCCTACGCCTACGCCAGAGCCCACACCTACACCAGATCCGACTCCTGGTCCAGGGCCTGGTCCGGGTCCGGGTCCAAGCCCTAGTCCGGGTCCAGGTCCAGGTCCATCGCCAGGGCCAGGAGGTCCTGTAATTAATGATTCAAAAGAAACAGATCCAATATATATACCGCCACTTCCAAGAAGACCGCCAGCGCAACCAGATACCGGAGGCAACAACGTGAGCATTCCAGCAAACCCTAAAGCAGAAGACGTTCAAAGATCTTCAAGACGCGCAACCGCGAATGTTTTTGCAGATCCTGCAAACTTTGATCGATTCGCTTCAAGTCCTTTGCAAACCATGGACACTAGATATAGAAACATATCTAGCTTCTTGCCATCCGGCGAGATCACGCCATATGCAATGAACTATCAGAGAACTCCAGGCGCTCAGTACGCAAACTATCCTGATGCACCACCTATGCAGGGTGGTCCACTCACAACGTATCAAAGACCCCCCGTTGGAGGAGGTGATACTGGTGGAGGTGATACTGGTGGAGGTGATACTGGCGGACAAGATAGAGGAACCCCTCCTCCCGATACTGACCAATTTGAAAGTGATTACGAAGATATAGTTCCTAAACCGCAAAGATCTGACTTTCCTCCATTCAGTGGTCGAGGACAAATGGCTTCTAAAAAAAGATACGAGACTGCTTTAGAAGAATGGGAAAAACAAAAAGAAGATTTTGATAAGTCGATTGAACAGATAAAAAGCGGTGGTCTTGGACCTTTAGGTCTTGGCGGCATAGGTAGCTTGGGTGGTGCCTTCAATCAAGGTGGCATTGTATCTCTTAATGAGGGCGGGGACCCAGGCTTTATGCAAAATCTAGGCTCTACAATGAGAAGAGTTGGAGGCTCGATGCTTGGAGATATAAATGCATTTGAGTCAAATCAAGATGTTTTTTCTCCTAATGCTTCTGGGAAAGAGTTAGAACTGCAAAGTCTTTCTAAGCAGCAATTAATTGATATTATACTTGGAAAAAAAGATAACCCTTTAAGTTCTGAAAGTTCAAGTAAAGGGATTAAGTCTTTAGATGAACTTTCAAATCTCCCTGTTATGACACAGCAACTATCTGAGGGAGGATCACCACAAAACTTTCCAAGAAAGAATGGGCAGATATCTGGTCCAGGAACAGAAACATCAGATGATATTCCCGCCATGTTAAGTGACGGGGAATTTGTTGTTAACGCTAAAGCGGTTCGCGGTATTGGTGATATGATGGGTGCTAATGATAGTAAAGATGATCAAAGAAAAGAAGGCGCAAGGGCTATGTACGCATTGCAAAAGATGGGTGAAAAAGCCGTGGGGATGTCGTAATGGGTATATTTGATAGCGAAACAGAAATAGTTGATGACAATTTACCAGTTGTATTGCCAAGAGCTAGTCAAACTTATTCTGATCCAGCAGTTGAACTTACAGCTAGAAATCTTTTAGCGACTTACTTTGGCACGCCAGATCAAGCTGGTTTAATTAGCCAGCAGATTCCTGTACCTATTCAGCAAGTAGCTGGGCTGTCTCCCCTTGAGATACAAGCTCGCAATCTTGCTCAAGGGTTAGGCGGATTTGGTGGACAGCTTGCTGAAGCAGAAGGTCTGTATCGACAGGCTGCTCAAGGATTTGATCCCGCAAGTGCTGGTGTATTTGGTGATCCACAGGCTCGAGCTTTATACATGCAAAGCATTGGCCAATATGACCCAAGAATGGCTGAACAATTCATGGATCAAGAAGGCCGAGCGTTGATGCGTGGCGCGGCTTATGATACCAATCGTGCCGATCAAGATACACGAAGAGAAGTATCTGAAGCGCAACGCGGAATGCGTGGTGCTGAATCCATGATAAGGCAAGGTGCTAGAAGCTCTGCCGATGAGGCTGCTGCCGCGCAAAGAATGGCTCTTCAGGCTAGAAGTCAAGTAGGTAGAGAGACAGACATAGGACAGGAAGCTATTAGAGAAGCTTCTGCTGGAATTGGAGGTCAGGTAGGGACCGCGCAACAACAAGCTTTAGAAGCGACCAGAAGAGCTAGAGCGCAGACAGGCCAAGCTGGCAGAGAACTATCCAGTGCTGGAGCAGCGGCTAGAAAGTATGCTCAAAAGGGCATAAGAGCTTTAGAAGGAACAGGATCTCAGTTTGATCCTTCTTCTATTGAAAGATTTATGGATCCGTTCACTCAGCAAGTGATTGATGCTGAGCAAGAGGAAATTGCTAGACTTGGCAAAAAGCAAAGACAGGAAGCGAAAGCGAGTGCAATCCAGTCTGGTGCTTTTGGTGGATCCAGAGAAGGAGTTCAACAAGCAGAGATTGGAAGAAACATACTTGAGCAACAAGCTAGAACAGGTGCTCAGTTAAGGTCACAAGGCTATCAACAGGCAGCACAAGCGGCTCAGCAAGCATTTGAGCAAGCTCAAGGCAGACAGCAAAACCTTGGCCAGTTAACTTCTTCTATGGGACAAGCAGGCGCTGGGACACAGCTTCAAGCTGCACAAGCAAAAGGCAACCTTGGTCTTAGCGCAGAACAAATGGCTCAGTCTGGCGCATTCCAAGGTGGTCAACTTGGTATGACTGGACAAATGAATCAGGCTCAGTTAGCGGAAAGAGCTGCTCAAATGGGTATAAGCACTGAGCAACTTAGGGCGCAGTTGGGCCAGCAAGCATTTGATACCGCTCGACAGCAAGGCCAGCTAGGTATGCAAGCCGGACAAAACATAGGAGCAATGGCCGGTCAAAGAGGGCAGCTTGGACTGAGCGGCGCTCAAGCAAGGCTTGGTTCTGCTGGACAAAGAGCGGACATCGGGCAAGGCATGTCATCTCAGTATGGTCAAGCCCAGCAGATGGGCATGGGTAGCTACCAAGATCAGATGCGTAGAATGCAAGGCGCAGCAGGCGGATTGGGTGGGCTCACACAAGATCAATTCGGTACAGCACTTCAAGCCTATGGAGCGGGTACAGCCGCTCAACGTGCTGGTGCAGCCGGTATTGCAGGACTTGGTCAGCAAGGTTACAACATGCTTACAGGCCAGATCGGAACTATGGCAGGGCTTGGACAGACTGGCAGAGGTATACAGGATCGTGCTTATGGCGCTCAATATACCGCCGCTACTCAAATGGCAGACGAGCCATACATGAGACTACAGCGTGGCCAACAGATGCTGGGTGGCTTGTCAGGCTACTTGCCACAGTATCAAAGCGGCTATCAAACTGGAGCCGCTAACGTTCAAGGCGTACAACAACCAAGTGACTGGGCTAAAGCAGGACAAGTCATAGGAACGGTCGGAAGTCTTTTTGGCGGCTTCGGCGGTTAGTTTTCATGAACAAGCGCAATAAAAAAATAAGCAAAGTGATGAGAGAGTACAAAGCAGGTACTCTCAAGTCTGGTGGATCTGGAAAGAAAGTAACGAACCCGAAGCAGGCTATGGCCATTGCTTTGTCGGAGGCTAGGAACATGAATCAAGGCGGAATGCTAGACAACATATATCAACGGCCTATGTTTCAGACGCCGCAGACAAGACAAGGTAGCGGTATCATGGCAGGTGTTGCACCTGTCCGTGGTTTTGAGAATGGCGGTTATGCTGGCTACATGCCTGATACAGGTGGTTATGAAGGATATTTAGAAGACATTACTGCCGATGATGTTTCTGACTTTTTTACCACAGACAAAGGTTCTTTTATAGGTCAAAACGAGCAAGGTCCTACTGTTACTGCAAGAGATATCACCGATCTATTTATCGTAGATCCTGAAGATCCAATAGACGTTGCACTGGCAACAGCTACTGCTGGTTTACTTGCTGCGGGTATCACTGCACCTGCCGCTATGATCGCTCAACTTGCGAGGATGGGATACAAAGGCAGTAAGGTTATCGATAAGGTAAGCAAAGCTGTAGAGGTTGGGAAAAGCGGAACACTAAAAGGTCTTGAAAAAACAAGACAAGCTTCAAGAGTCGTTGCAGAAATTCCAGATCTTATTGAAGATGAAGCTATTGCAGAAGAGTTGCCACAAGAAAGCCGATCAAGCGGAATTGCAAGTCTTTTAGATGAACGATCAGAAGAGATGCCGGAGCGATCAGAAGAGATGCCAGAGCAATCAGGCTCTGTCTCTGACATAGACATTGATTACGATAGGGTTCGAGCCTTATCGGGTATGAAATATGCTGATGGCGGTATCGTTTCATTAAAGAAAGGCGCTCTTGTTTCTAAGTTTGCACAAGAAATTATTGATGTTGCTAAAGACATCTACAGGGGAGAGGGTGTTGCGAAAAAAATGCTTGAAGATGCTGTCAAAAAAGGCGATGTTCTTGTTGACGAGGTTCCTAAAGTCTTAAGATCTATAAAAGCGGCCAGCAAAAAAACCCAAAAACCCAAAAACCCAAAAACCAAAAAAGCTGAAAAGCCAAAAGAAGAAAAGCCAAAAGAAGAAATGACTCTTCCGCCTGAGCCACCCGAACGTCCTGAAGGCAGAGCATTCTTAGATGATCTAGCTCTTAGAGGTTTATCCTCAGTTGGAAAGGCTGGTTGGAGAGGTGCGAAAAAAGCTGGGGTCATAGGGTCAGGATTAATTACTGGCGCGGGCCTGTATGCAACTGATGCTATAATGGACTTTTTTGGATCGGGAGAAGAGCAAGACGTTAAAGCTCAAGAAATAGCCAAGGCAAAAGAGATGAAGGCTGCTGAAGAAGCTAAGCTTGCCGAAGCTGAAGAGCTTAGACGTATTGCTGATGAAGAATATAACAATAGATCATTACTCACAAAAACTTCTGACTTTATAGGATCAGCAGTTAAGAAGCTTCAGGATCCACGAGTTCAAGCCGGACTCGCTAAAGCTGCACAACCTTCAGAAGGTTTTGTGCCTAGAAACATGTTTAGTGATATTAATGAAGGCATGAGAGAGTATGATCTAGAGCAAGCAACTATAGCTTCTTCTAAACCTACTATCATTCAAACACAAGAAGCTTTAGTTGAAATGATAGAAAGCAATACTGGTCAAAAGCTAGATGGCAATTCAAGAATGCTGTTACTTCAAAGCTTGTTTAACGATGAAGTCGCTGCTGATAAAGCTGCAACTTTATTTAAAGCTTCTTCTAAAGATCCAACTCTTTTAAGCAATCCTGCTTATCAAGCTCAGCTACAAGAGATATTGACTAACAGTGATATTGCCAGTGCAATTAACGCAATAATAACACCTGAAAGCCAATAAAATGCCGATCCTTAGAAAGTTAAATGATGGTTCTGTTATCTCTTTTGATAATGATGAAGATCCTAACTTTATATCTAGAAGAGTTCATGAAAAGAACTTAGAGATTAGGCAGAATCTTAAGCAGAATATATTCAGATCATCTTCAGACTATCAGCCTGGAGTTGTGTTGAATCAAGAAGACATAGGCACATTTGGTGCAGTTGGTCGAGGCGCTTTAAGCGGTTTAGTTACGCTTGCAACAGAACCAGTTGGGACCGCAGGATTGCTCTTGCAAGCTGCTGGAGCAGAACAAGCGGGAGATGAGCTTGTAAAGAGAGCGGAATCAGTTAAAGAAAGATTTTCTCCAGATATAGAAGGTCTTGGCCTTGCTGCTGAGTTACCAAAAGCTTTGGTTCAGTTTGGCATTCCAGGTGGTTTAGTTTTAAAAGCAACAAAAGGAATGAACAAAGCGGCTCAGCTTGCCGCTCTTGGCGCTGCCGAAGGTTTAGTGGCAGAAGCAGACATGCAAACCTTTGGAGATACATGGATAGATGGGGGTCCTACAAAAACAAGAGAGCTTGAAAACTTAGAAGGTCAAGAGAAAGCTTTTGCTTCTTTGTATAACAAAGGAAAGGTTGGTCTAGAAGCTTCTGCTTTAGCGGCAGGTTTACCCATAGCTCTGGGCGCTGGAGGTAAAGTTCTTTCTGGAAGTGCCACTGTTCTGGCTAACACCCCTGGATTAAAAGAAACCTTTAAAGGCGCTCAAGATCTTGCAGAATATATGGGCAAAGGCGTTGATGAAGTTTTAAAAAACAACCCGATGCTAGACAAAGGGGCTAGTTTCTTCAGATATAGAAGCGCTTTGCCAACCAAGGAAGCGGCTGAGATAAGAGACGCAAGAGCCTTAGAGTTTGGAGCCTATGCACAAGCTAACAAAGTTGCATTGGAAGAGCTTCAGCTAACCATGGACACCGTCTTTAAACAAGGTGATGCCAATGGTGTAACTTCAAAGTCAATTATAGATGCAATTGACGGGTACTTATATCCTACCGACGAAATACTGACCGACCCATCTATGAAAGCTGGGTATCTTGCTAAACAAAACGAAGCTGCCAAGGCTCTGATAGAGGCTGATCAAACATTAGGTTTAAATACTAATAAGATGGTTAATCCAAACACAGAAAGCTCAAAGATAGATTCTAATCTAAGTCTTTTTAGGGCAGCAAAAAGGGTAAGAGAAACTATAGATGAGTATAGTAAAAGAATAATGCAGAACCCAGAGTTTCTTCCTGAAGGCGTAGAGGACACTATAGGTGGACAGCTTGGATTATACGCAACAAGACAATACAGGGCCTTTATCAGTGATAACTTCGCTCCTGATGAAGAAAAAACTAGGAGGGCTGTAGATTACTTGATGAGGTCAGGCGGAAGAGACTCAGAAGCAATCACAGAACAACAAGCCAGAGAGTTTCTATTTGATCTTGTAAATAAAAATGGATTCGCTAATGCTTCTTTAAGTCCAAAGAACTTAATTGAAGAAAAGGTTTTAAAGAAAGTAAACGATGGAATCCTTAAAGGAAGAAGTCTTAACGATGAATCTATAAGAGACTTCCTTGGAGAGTACGTCACCAAGCCTAAGTTTGCAGGTAGAGATATTGGCGTAGATGAAAGGAGAGTAAACCTTTTAGCTAAAAGCAAAGAGACTTTAACCAGACAGGCCGCCATTATATCCAAAGGTAACTTCATAAAATATCTTGAAGAATATGATGCTTCAATGCCTTTGGATAAAAAAATATTCTTAGACTTTCTGCCTGCTGATGCGTTTTCAGGCGCACAAAAATACATGAAGGTCCCAGAAACTATGGGCTATGGCAATCTTCAAGGGAAATATGTTAGAGAAGATTATTTTAAAGCTTTAGAAAAACAAAACGATAGCTGGTATCAAAACGTTCCTGTTATAGGATCTGCTTACTCTGCCCTACTTGGTCTTAAAGGATTGAGCCAATTAGCAAAGACGGTTTACAACCCAAGTGGTCAGGTCAGGAACGTATCAGGTGCTTTCGGATTCACGCTTGCAAATGGCAACTTGCCGACCGGAAAAACTTTTGCTGAATCATTTAGTGTCATCGCTGCAAACATAAACAACAAGTTTAAGTCTGATGCTGCTAAGAAAGAATACTTTGAAAAGCTTACGAAAAAAGGGCTGGTTGGTAAGCAAGCTCAGTTAGGAGAACTAAACAGTCTGATCGATGAGGCGGCTGGGGCTTCTGGATTGACAGGAAAGATCTTTGGATCTGGGTATGTGCAGAAGGCTCAAAACAATATCATGACCAAGCTTTATCAAAGTGGTGATGACCTTTTCAGAATCATAAATTACGAGTCAGAATACGGCAAGCTTCTCTCTATGGTTCAAAAAAGCCAAGTTAATAACCAGCCTTTCATGATGAAAGCTACAACAATAGAGCAGCGTCAAATTGCAAAATCAAAAGGTCTTGACCCTGAAAACTTTAATGTTCTTGATCTTGATGATAAGAAGTTAATCAAAGAGTTTCTTGATGAAGAAGCGGCCATGATTACAAGGGACGTTGTCCCGAACTATGAGCGCGTTCCTAGAGTCGTAGACATGCTTCGTAAACTTCCTTTAGGTAACTTCATTGCTTATCCTGCGGAATTAATTCGTACCAGTGGAAACATTTTAGAAAGGGCTATTAAAGAATCGGCTAGTGATAATGTAGAGTTAAGACAGAGAGGAATGGAAAGGCTGTTAGGATTTGGAGCGATTACCACTATTATTCCTCAAGGAGTAACAGCGTTAGGTCTTAACGCAACAGGAGCCACAGAGGAACAGATTGCAGCTTACAAGCGATCAGCAGCTTATGAGTGGGATAAGGAAGCAACCTTAGTTTCTGTTAAGACAGATGATGATGGAAACCTCCGTGAGTTAGTTAACCTTTCTTACACAATGCCATACGATTACTTAACCGCTCCATTTGCCGCTGTACAAAATGCTATTATGAATGGCATTAGGTCAGAAAAAGAGCTAAGCGATATAGCGGTTGACGCTATGGGTGGTGTCATATCTAATTTGTTTTCCCCTTTTTTCGGAGAGTCAATAATAACGGAACGTCTTGTTGACGTTAGTCCTATTATGGGCAGAGGTGGTGTAACAGGATTTGGAAGAAGAGTTTATGAAGAGACTGATTCAGTTGGAGAAAAAGTAGACGCTTCTTTTGCCCATATATTAAATGGTCTTATTCCAGTTATGTCGCCAGTTACTTTTGATAAAAGTATAACTTCTTTAAGGCTTGCCGATCTTCCCAAGTCTGCATTAGTAGAGGGAGGTTTGATTGATCCCAGGTATAGGGTATCCAGAGGAAAGCAATTAGATTTTGCTGCTGAGATAACCGAAGCAATGACGGGTGTCAAGTCTATAAGAGTAGATATGAAAAGATCTTTAGGATACAAGGCCGAAGAAGCTAAATCAGAAATAAGAAGGGCGAACGCAGACCTTAGAGCTTTTGCAAAAGAATATGGACCAAAGCCTCCAGAAGAAGCCTTAGAAGCCTACAAGAAAACTAATGAAATTAGATACAAAGCTTTAAGAGATTTGTCTGTTACGATAGATGATGCTAGACATCTGGGAATGTCAGACGGAGAGATAGCTTCCGTCCTGAAGGATAAAGAAGTTAGTAATTGGCAATCAGTTATGAATCACAAGTTCATTCCATATGCCCCATCTGCTGATCTTTACAGAAAGGCTTATGATGCCTCTGAGACCAAGATAAGAAACATTATGCCATTCGATGAAATGAACAGAGAATATGGTAGGCAGTTGCAAGAAAGACCGAATCTTCCAGCACCTGTACCAATCGCGCCAAGACAGCCGAAGCCAGATTTGTCTTTGTTCCCAAGTAAATCTGCCGGAACTCAAAATCCATTCGCAAGCGAAGAAGCTTCACAAGTTTTAAGAGATGAAGAAATTAAAAAGCTAATGGGTGTCACTTAGTTTGCTACCACAACGCAAAAAGAAAACCGGAAAGTACTTTGCCCAGAAGGTTGAGTACGATGGTATTAAGTTTGATTCAAAGCTTGAAGCTGCTCGATACAAGATTCTCAAAGCAAAAGAAGAGAATGGCGAGATTGAGAACGTTGAAGTTCAGGTTCCCTATGAATGCGTGGTAGAAGGTAAGAAGATCTGCAAGTACATCGCAGACTTTAGATACTGGTGCAAAGATCAGTATGTGGTAGAGGACACCAAGGGTGTGCTGACTCAAGTCTTTTCCCTGAAGAAGAAACTCGTTGAAGCTTTACACCCTGGCGTCATCGTCCAGATCATCAAGGACCCGAGAGAGTGGCCCCCTAGAACGGTACTTGATCCTCATCCATCACATGTACTTTTACGAACTCAGCATCAAACGTGTTCCGAATATTCTGAGCCCCACCAATCATTAGATCAGGATCAAAGTTGGTCTTAGATAACTCCCGTAACTCGGGACTACTAAATGACTGTTTGTCAAGTCCTTTAGATACCGCATTAAAGAACACAACTATTCCCGATCGATAAGCGATCTTGTCGTCAGTGCTGTCCTCTGGGATATGCTCAGCAGGAACCAGCGTAGGCATCCACAGATGCTCGCTACAGCCAGCCTTCTGTTCTTCAATGGTAAGACTCTTGCTGAATCTATCGCACCACCAGACGGCTCCATTTGAGTCTGTGATTGGCTTTGACTTGATGCAGTTTCTACAGTTCACAGATGAGGGCAAGCGCCGCCCAAGATAAACCTCACGATACACATGCGATTCATTCTTTAGACGCCAGTCTTTTTCACTCATGCCGTCAGGTACTTTATCGCTGGTGATTAAACGCTCAGCTTTTTCTTGTGCCTGTTCCCATATCGATGGGTTGTAGTCAATCAGCTCAGAATAGATCTCACTGTTGTTCTTGTTAACGACAACCGCCAAGGTGCGCTTGACACCAAAGATCCCCATGTAAGAGTGGATCTGCCACTGGTAAGTCTTGCTCCAACCTTGGTAATCCTGAAGCTTTACAAGCTCTTTGAATCGTTTGTCGTTTGCGCTCTTGATCTCAAGCAAGACTATCTCTTCCAGTTTAGGTGGTATCTTTCTGACAAAGCCATCGCATGCTCCAGAAAAATGTCCGCCAAGAGCGGAGGCCCTGTATTGTTTACCATCCTTATCGACTGGCGATACACCTATCACCTTGGTCGAAGTGAGATAGTCAACCACTTGATCCTCAATGCGCTGCCCTAGATCAAACAACCTCAGCATTCTGCCACTGAAATCTGGGCTAAGGCACCAGTGAAAGTTCATCCAGATCTTACGCTCATCATCATCACCGATGATACTGAACCCCATGTGGCCCCTGTTACGATCGTTCTGTTCGACGATGGCCTCGTCGATCTGTTCAAAAATTGACTCCAATGACATTCCAGTACTTACCCTCCTTCTTCAAGTTAACCTGTTTGATCTTGTCAAATACCCCAACCTCATTGATTAGCTTCACCGCTAGGTCAATGCTGTAAGGATACTTGTTTGAACCCGTCATCTTGTTCCACTTGATCCGAGCCATATCTCCGGCCTTACCCTTCATGCCGATCATGAGTGCAGTGCTTTGAGGCCAGTAAACCCCACGGCATTGAAACTCTACGCTGAGATAATCGTTTCCATTCTTCGATGTCTTTCTCTTTCCTCTGACCGCAATCACATCCTCTGACCTGTAGATGGGCTCGTTCTTCTCTGGCATCTCATCAGATAGGACGTAACCTTCTGCGGCAATGTCGCTGGCGGAGACCTGGCCATCGCTATTATTGCCTGGTTTAAAATAGTCTAGTGCATGAGGAGCACTAACAGGTCTAGGTTCCTCGCACTCGACACAAGATTTGTCTTCATAGTCATTAACCGCAAAACATTCCCCGCAAACCCAAGTCAAAGAACCGTCATAGTCTGGTGGTCTTGATGGCCTAGCCTTATCAATACAACCATGGCGCTTCATGTTCTCACCGTAGTCAAGAAGCAAACAATCTTCTTTTCCAGGCCATGGGCGCATGCCTCTACCGCAGATCTGGACGTACAAGCCAAGTGATTGCGTGGGTCTAAGTATCGCAATGCAGTCTGTTCTCGGAGCATCCCATCCCTCTGTGAGTACAGCTACGTTACACAAGGCGTTGATCTTGCCCTGTTCAAACTGTTTTAGGATGGCGTCTCTTTCATCCTTGGGAGTTTCAGCCGTGATAAATGCAGCAGTGATACCGGATCGGATAAGCAACATGCACATCTTCTCTGCATGAAGCACACTGACACAGAAGAACACAGTGCTGGTCCTACCCTTTGAGTATGCTTTTTCAACCCAATCATCGATGATGTTTAGGATTGTTAAATCATCCATGGCAAGGACCTCAAGATCTGACTCTCGATAGTCACCACCTTTGAACTTCAGTCTTGCTTTACTGGCGTCGATGACCGCTTCCTTGGCCACGGCGAATGCAGTTAACCTGCACAAGTAACCTTCTTCCATAAGCTCTGGGATGGTCACTGAGTGAGCTACACCATCGAAGAAATCACCATCATTACCGTAGATAAAACCTTGGTTCATGCGATAGGGCGTAGCCGTAACACCGAGGATCTTTGGACAACCTATCTCTTCGAAGTGATTGATGATCTTTCTGTACCGGCTTTTCTTTTCTTTGCCTACATGGTGGGCCTCATCAATGATGATGTAGTCTACCGGCAATGACTTATCCAACCTGGTTTGCGAGGCGAGCGTATCTCTACTCGCGATAATAATCGGCGCGGTGTTATTAAACTTCTTAAGACTAGCAGCGAGTACACCATACGGTGCGCTGGGCCAGACGTTTAGCAGTTTCTCTTCTGCCTGAGAGATTAACTCTTGGCGGTGGGCGAGGATAAGAAATCTCCTCGAGGGATCTTGCTTGTAAAGCGTCTGGATTAGTGTCGCGAATACAACTGTCTTACCCGCACCAGTCGGCAGGACTATAAGAGGGTTTGTAATCTTGTTATCTAACCAACAGGTAGCTTTATCTAAAGCTTTTTTCTGGTAGTTTCTAAGTTCCATCAGTGGACTATTCCTTCTCCTTGAACTTCATTGAGTGTATTAATTGCAACCTTTTCTTTGATTGACTGTATCGATGCATCTACGCTTTCAGGATCAGCAAAGGTATAGGCATGTATGAGAGAGAACGTGCTCATGACTTCTGCCACGGCCTCAAGACTGTAGCCGCTATCTCTCATGATCTTTAACCATTCCTTTAAATGCTCGTAAGCATCGGACATTTCTTCGTTGTTGAATTGAATCTCAATCTGATCTACTTCATCCATGTATATCTCCTGGTGAAAAGTTTTTTCGGGTCAAGCCTTTTCAAATACTTTTCACCCTTTTCACCCTTTTCAGGGTTCATTAATAAATAAACGCGCCCACTTTTGGTCGTCTGGTAGGGCGGCACCAGGTGCTTGCGATCGACCTATGCGGACCAGTTATTGGTCTGCACTTGTTGGGTTGGCGCAGGTTGAGCGGCGGGAGCGGCTTGCTGCTGCTGTTGCGCTACGTTCTGCGGTGGCTTGAACGAAGTGATCTTCGCTTTGTCCTTGTACATCCCACCGTTGGGGTTAGGTCTGCCAGCTTCGATCTCAGTGACCACATTGACCGGCTTCTGCATAGCAGAGTTGACCAGCGCAGTGCCGAGCGGCTGATTTGTATCAACGCCAGTGGCACCAATAAAGCTCTTCAATCGAGCCATACCTACCTGTGAGTTGCCGGTAATGGTGAAGTTTTCCCATACATGCATGTTGGCATGCGTAGGTCCAAGCACTTTGAAATCAAACGCGAGGTATGTGTTGCCAGCATTTGAAGTCTTTTCTTCAAAGCTAACTGCCTCGACAGTCCACTCACCCGCAGGAAGCGGACCGCTCTCCATGTTGGACCCACCTGCCTCGACTGCACTCCAGTCGATACCTTGATCTAATATACCCATAATAATTCCTTACTGTTGGGGTGCCAGAGCGGCACCGTAGTGTTGTTCAAAAGACTTCCAGTCAAATTCAATTTGATCAGGAAGAGCTACCCGTGACTTGGCGTCATGGCTGGCGGCAAATTTAGTGAACAAAGCGCGGTTGCCATAGCTGACAGCGCGAGCCTTACTACCATCCTTCACTACCTCTACCTTGTAGTTCGCAAAGAAGTTGAAATCCACCCAATCTTTGATGAGCGCATTCACATTCTTGTGACACTTCATCTCCCATCGGTCATAGGATTCGTTCTTTGCATCGTTAAAAGGCTTGATGCCTACATGGCTGAGCAGAATGATGTTCATTCTTTTCTGCCGGTGCAGGAAGTTCAAACCATCTAACAGTTTGACCCACAGTTCTCGAACCACGGTGTAACCTTTGCCGAATCCTGGAGCATCAATGCTGTCCCAACCATTGGTCTGACATGCATGAGCCTCAGCCTTCAATGCAGCGGCATCCGTGGTATCCAGTACCAAGGTCTGGAATTGATGATCCTCATTGGCCAGTGACATCAACTGGTCGAGGATATCTTTCCATTCATTAGCCAAGGGGAATCGAGCAACACCTTCGATGAAGTTCAATCCATCCTCCGCCTGTATGAAGATTGCGTTGGGCGCACCTGCACCGAACGTAGACTTACCAATACCATCGGTGCCTTGGATATTCATCCTGACCGGCGGTAATGCTTCGTTGGGAATGACTTCCCGAGCCGTGGTTACTTGAGCTAGTAACGACATGCTATACCTCCTTTATTGCTTTGATTTTAGGGTCCCCGAGCTTGGTCGAAAGCGCAGCATGAATGCCGTCAAGAAGCGGATGCTTTGGATTCTCCAAGGCAAACGTCTTGAACTTGTTCAAGTTAACTTTGATTTCAGAAGGGGGGGTTACAAAGGAAGGCCAATCTTCAGTTGACGGATACATACTTAATGCATCTACCAATAGATCTTGATCCCAAACGTAGGTACGTTTGATCTCAAAAGTCACACCGTTCTCAGTGCGCTCTCCTCCCTGATTACGAAGTGGCGCTACAGCATCACTCGCAATTTTTGTGTCAAGCACTTCTCTTTCAAGACGCTTTATCTTACTATCGATCTCCGACTTAATTTTCTTAGCAGCGACCAACTCTTTTACGATACTCTCGTATTCCATCTACATCTCCTTTCTCTACTCTCCACGGACATCGTATTATTATCCTCACATAATATCAAGTCTTTTTATGTGGGAATTTATCATGTATGCTGTGGAGGCAAATACATAGGAGACCCAACGTGGATATCACAATCGAGAAAGGCGTGAGCGCCGGACCACCTAAGCGTGGCCCAGGTAGGTGGCAACGCATACTACTTAAGTTAGACATCGGAGATTCGTTTGTCATTGACGAGAGTAAAGATCCAAAGCAATCGCAGGTTAGAGCTATCAGACAATCGGCCAAGTCACTTGGCTATCAAGTGGTCACTGCATTGGAAGGAACATCGAGGCGCATTGAAAGGATAGGCTAATGCATTTTTTCCAACAGAAGTTCTGTGGAGAAAACATAGAGCCTGATATCAAGGGCGACTGGCTACATGAAATGTGGGAGCTTGGCTTCCATATCATTCCGTGTGGCTCTCCAGCAGAGATAATACCTCAGTACTTTCGCAGCCGTCATCCGTTCGATCCAGACGATGCACTGAAAGCGAAGTGGGCAAAGACCCCGCGTGTGAAATGGACACACTATCAAACCATACAGCCGAGTCAGGCAGAGGTGGATAAGTGGCATGCCGATTACCCTCAAGCTAACTGGGCAGTCATTACCGGCATAAACTTCGCCGTTGTTGACGCAGACAGCGACGAAGCCGTGGAATGGATAGAGTCTGGTGGCATAACGCGAACGCCATTGAAGCAAGTCACGCCTCGAGGTGGGACGCATTACTTCTATGCGCTTGGACCAAACGACATACGCAATAGCGTAGGAAAAAACAAGATTGACATTCGTGGCGATGGCGGGTATGTGATGATCGCACCATCGGTCGGGTATCGTCTTGAATGTGAGCAGTCGTATGGCGTCACGGCGATGGATGAACTGCCATTGCTGTCTGGTGATGACCTGGGAAAGATAAGCGGGTTCAACTCTGTCGATCCCAATACCGGCGAGATCCCATCGATCAGAGAAAAGCTGACAGAAGAACCGCAGATCGAAGGCAGTCGCAACGACACCCTCGCACGCTTGGTCGGCAAGTGGATCAAAGAAGGTTGGGGTTTGCGTGAGGTGCTGATCAAAGCACAGGACTGGAATCAAACCTGTCAACCTCCGATGGATCTAGTCGAGACAACGAAGACAGTGATGTCTATCTGTCAAGGTCACATCAAGCGCAACCCAGACCTCGCGCAGAGCGGGATCAACGACTGGCATACCTCAACGTGGCAGACAGGATTGACCGAAGACCTGAAAGAAATACAGGAACAGGAAGACCCAATTGATACCCCCGAAAAACCGGACAAAGGACCCCTTGGTTTAGTACCTTTCAATGCCCAAGAATGGCAGGAGATAGAGGACGATACCATTGAGCAGTACTGGGGTGATCGGTTTATCTTTGAGAACAGTCGGGTGCTGTTACTTGGTAAGCCCAAGATCGGTAAGTCCAACTGGCTTGGCGCCTTCGCTGCGGGAGCAACGACCGGCACAGACTTCATGGGGGTCCCGTTCAATAAACCATTGAAGGTGATGTGGTTCCAGGCTGAGATCATTGCAGAGTTCTTGAAGCAACGGGTAGAGATGTACTACCAGCGGTTCTCAACGAACGATGACCTCCGGCAGATGGGGTTCAGCAACCTCATCATCAGCGGCAGACTACGTAAAAACTTAATGAAGGATAGCGACATCCAAGCGTTCAGTGATGAGGTGGCGTTCCACAACCCAGACATTGTGATGATCGACCCGATCATTAACTTTTTTGACGGGGAAGAGAACAGCAACACCGAGATCAGAAAGCTTCTTGATCGGGTTGATATGCTCATGGAGCTTAACAACGTGGCAACAATCATCGCGCATCATACCGGAAAGGAACGAGCGGATGACAAATCATTCTTATCAGCAAGGGGTGGGTCCGTGTTTGCGGGATGGTTTGACAGCGGGATCAAACTCATGGGTGAGAAGCCGAACATCAACGTGTTCTATGAAGCGCGTAATGCGGCGGACCCACAAGAACATATCGCGTTCTTTGATTTCGATGATGGCATCTGGCAGGTGAGTGACTTCACCCGCATGCCGAACGCAAAGAGCGAAGAAGAAGTACATGAGGATGAGGTAGAGATAGCGGGAATCGTCATGAAGGCGATGAAAGAGAATCAATTTTATAAGCGATCGGAGCTGGAGTTCGAAGCTAAGACCGCACTTAAACGTCACAAGAAAGCGAATGGTGTACAGGCATGCAAGAAAGCGGTTGGCTATGTACAGAAACACTTGGGGCATATCGTACATACACACGCGGAACCTGGGCTGGCAATGTGGCACTATCTCGGTAGCAGTACAGCAGCGAAGCCTTGGGAAGTCGAGGCAGAACATGAATCGCAAAAATAAGGAGGTAGGTTATGGGGTATAGAGTAAAGGAGATAGTTTTTTTTGTTAAGGCTTGGGGTGATCGCAGTTTAAAGCACTCTGTTCTTTGTCGTTTCTGCGGGGATGACGAGGGGAGACTGTACAAAACGCCGATTGAACTTATTGAGGATGGCGTAAATCCACTTTTGCAGCATTGTGTGCCTGATATTGTCGAAGGCGGGGCTAAGTATATGAGCGAGAAGACGCGTATTGATAATGAGGTAATGGTTGTATTTGAAGAAAGCGTTTCTAGCCCTCAAGTAGATCAAAAGCTTATAGATAGATTTTTTGCAGAGGGGTACATGGTAATGAACGGTGAGTCAAGTTGAAAGTTAGTCTGGATCTGAACGATCGTGAGGTGGAGGAGGTCATGGAGAAGTACGATGACCTGGTCGAGAAGGTGGACAAGATGATGGCGCTGCTCGAGCGTATCAGTGATCACATTGAGGGGGAGGTGGCGTGAACCCGTACTTGATTGATGAGCCAGCAGTGATTAGCTTCAGTGGTGGGCGTACATCAGCGTACATGCTTTACAAAGTTCTTGAGGCTCATGGTGGGAGGTTGCCTGACTATGTTGTAGTCGCGTTCTCCAACACCGGCAAAGAGATGCCTCAGACACTTGACTTCGTTGATCGGTGCTCAAAGGAATGGGATGTGCCGATTGTTTGGCTTGAGTTCATCAAGGAAAAGAAAGCTGGAATCGTTGTAGATTATGAGACAGCATCGAGAAAGGGCGAGCCTTTTCACAACCTAATCTCTCAGAAGAAGTTCATTCCTAACGATAGGATTCGTGCATGCACTGAGCAGTTAAAGGTGGTGCCGATCAATAAGTACATGGAATCATTAGGTCATGACCCGTTCTTAACCGTGGTCGGGATAAGGGCGGACGAGCAAAGGCGCGTGGCAAAGCAACGAGCAAAAGAAAACTACGCGTTGCCCCTAGCCGATGCCGGTGTAACGCTCCAGGACATCGATGCTTTTTGGGCACAGCAGCCGTTTAAGTTGGACCTGCCTATGTCTCAGAATGGTGAGAGCCCGTTGTCTAACTGTGACTTGTGTTTCTTTAAGAGCGTATCAAGGAAGCTGTCTATCATCAGGGAGCAGCCGGACATGGCAGACTGGTGGATCGAGCAAGAGGAAAGGATCGGTAACGTATTCCGGCGTCAGCATCCGTCTTACAAGGAACTCAAGATCATTGCGTCTGATCAAGGTCAGTTGTTTGATTTTGAAAATGAGGAGTCGATGTCTTGCTTTTGTGGTGATTAGGGGGGAGCTACACTGAAGGAAAGGTATAACCTCCAGTGTAGCAATACCCAAAGCAATTAAGGTATGTTGGACGTAAGGGGGCATCCAACGGAAACAATCCTATCAGAAGGAGCGTGGAATGAGCAATAACTTAATGCTGTTTGGGGCAAACTATTACATCTATCAGTATTACGGAATCGAGGCGGCAATCGTGGTTTATGTGGCAACAATCGTTGTGATGTGGGTAGGGGTCAAAAAATACTTAGGGAGGAAAGTTAAAGTAAATTCTAGCCCCAGTATGGCTAAGTTAGTGGTCACTTAGGTCGGTACAGTGCGATTGTACCTACCCCCTGTGGATAAGTCTGTAAGTGCTTGATATCCCTGGAAAAGATAGGTCGGTATAGTCGGTATGGTCTGTACCTACGCTGTACTGGGTATACCTACTTCGTAAGTCATTGATTTATAAAGGTGGTACATAGGTACAGTAGGTACACTCTCTAAAGAGAGGGAGAGATATATTAAAATATCTCCCTATCGGAACACTCTCTCTTGTATGTTAGAGTCGGCTTTGAAAATAAAAAAAATGCGAAGGGTTTTTTTTAAGGAGTAAATTTTGTGAGTGAGTTGATTGAAAAGTTGGATCCGAATCAGGACATTCTGAGGAACCCAGATCAGTACAAGCCAAAGCGTAGACAGATGAAGTTCACGCCGAAGCAGGAAAAGTTTATTCAGTTGTTTGTCTATCATGATCTGACAAATACAGAGTGCGCCCATCGTGCAGGCTATGCGTTCCCGTCAGTCGCAGCGACTAAGATGCTGAACGATCCAAGGTACACGCACATTCAGACGAAGATCCAGGAGCTGAAAGAACTCGAGCAGAAGAAGTATGAGATTACTTTTGAGAAGGTTGCGCGTGATCTTCAGAAGATTCGGGATGCCGCCATGGAGGACGGGACCTATGGTGCAGCAGTACAAGCAGAGTTGGGAAGAGCAAAGCTTGCAGGCTTGATGATCGATAAGAAGGAGATCAAGACAGGAAGGATCGATCAGATGGATCGGTCTGAGGTTGAGGCGCGTCTCATGGCGTTGCTTGAGAAGAATGACCTTGCGCCCAAGGCAGTTGATGATGTAGCTGAGGAGGACTTTGAGGATCTCGAGGAGGACTTTGAGGATGCAGAGTGGGATGTGATTGAGGATGAGGTTGAAGATGAGGATGATGAGGATGAGGAGATAGACGATGAAGACGGTTGCTGATAGATGTCAAGATTACTATGACGTTATTCTTGTAGGTACTGGGTTCAAAGATGGGCATTACACACGCAAGGAATCTGCGGAAGAAGTCGCTGAATATTTTCGAAATGTTAGGTTCCCGAACATAGAAGCCAAGGTCCAGAACGTGGGAACTTGGCACCCTCTGCTTGATGAATATTTTTGGGCAACGCCTGGTAATCACGAGAAGTTAATATTAATTAATGAGCGGATGGGAAGTATGGCGGATTCAAAGGTTATCCACCTCCGGCCTCAAGATGAGACCGAAGGGGAGGGTTAGGTTAGTAACGATTGATGCTCATGTTGATGCGAACTTCACATTCAAGGGCGCTGTAGAACGCAGATAAAGCTTCGGAAAGTTTGTCCATCTCTTTGAGGAGATCGGTCTTCATTTCTCCGCCAACTTCATCGTCAAAGAGTTCTTCAAAAACTTGAACGCTGGCTAGAACTGTCGCTGGCGTGTCCGGCATGTAGGTGTCTTCGCATACGGTGATCGATGCTTCAGCGCCAATAACGTCCGAAAACTTTCTGGCTTCATACTTAAGCCTACTTTTGAATGATTCCTCTCGGAATCCCGCAAATCTTATTTTGTCTTCAAGATCTTTGATCTTCTCATTCTGCTCATCGATTACGGTTTGCTTTGTCCTGTATTTCTTTGTCATCTTATTTTCCTTTTCTTGCTTTGAGTAGTAAGGCACTTGCGGACCTTGATGGAGGTCGAAAGCATCGGCTCTTGCGAGCTTTGTCTGTCAACCTTTTCTTCGCTCTGAAACAACGGTCGAAGGTGTAAGCTTTTCTTCGATGCGGAACAGAACAAAACTTTGCACCAACATGGGTGCTTGCGAACTCCACGCGACACCATTGGCAGGTGAAGTTGCGGGTTTTCTTTTGACGATGCATGAAGCTTGAGTTCTTCCTGAAGCCTCCTCGCCTTTCAGTTGGATTATTTTCCTCGATTTCCAGGCTCTCAATCTCGGGCGCTGCGGTGATGCTCGGCATAGACTAACTCTCCTATTCTTTGTACCAGTTGGGGGACTACGGCGTTTCCGAGGGATCTAATTCGGTCCACCCGATTGGGAAGCCCATCAACCACTCGGTCCACATCGGGCTCAGCTTCCCAGTAGGACGATCCGAGTCCTTCGCCTTCGCACAGAGGTACGAGCGCTGGTCCATATGCGTATGGCTTTTGCTCCCGACCGGACCACAGTCTTTGTATTCGCTCGCTCTCGGAGTCGGCCACATCTTCACGGCTGTCTCCAGACCATCGCCGGACTTCTTGCTCAGACCCTTGCGGTTGTAGTTCCCGTGAAGGGTGGGTGTCGGCCAGACTCTCACTTCCTTGGCGAGCGTTCTCTGATTCGCGGTGTCCATGTTCTTCCAGTCGGAGTTCATTGGCGTGGGCCATACCCTCAGTGGATCCTTTGAGAGGCTGTCCTTGACCGCCGCTCCGATGTTCCATCCGTGTGTGCCGTTCTTGTGAGATGGCGCTACTTCTTCGCCGCCGGTCATTCTCGTCGGAGTAGGCCACAATCCAGCATCGGTCTCTTTTGTGGTGGGCTTCGACGGCACAAGCCGGAATAACAAACGATTGGACTTCGTAACCTTCGGCTTCCAAGTCAAGGCAAACATCGTCGAGTGCCATGCTGACGAACCCAGAAACGTTTTCACCAATGACCCAAGTCGGAGCTGACTCTTTGATGACTCGTAACATTTCAGGCCAGAGGTGACGGTCATCTTCCTTGCCAAGTTGCTTGCCTGCAACGGAGAATGGTTGACAAGGGAATCCTCCGCAAACAACGTCAACTGCGTTTTTATATTCTCGTCCATCTAATTTCCTTATGTCTTCGTAAATGGTGATGTCCGGCCAGTGCTTGGCCAAAACCTGCCTACAGAATTTATCCTTCTCGCACATCGCGATGGTCTCCATCCCAGCCCATTCAAGGCCAAGAGAGAAACCACCGATGCCGGAGAAGAGGTCAAGGACTTTCATAGGTAATCCTCGAAGTCCTCGTCTTCTTCCCTTGGATGAAGGCTAAAGAATCCTTGATTGGGACAATGCAAGGGTGCCTCGTTGACCCATTTCCAGTTGCTTGATTCAACGATGTTGGGAAAGATGAGTTCCTTCGCACCTTCGGGCGATGCGGACATGTACTCGAAGAAGTCACATTCAAGGTCGATGCCCTCGTTGCGAGTGTTAAGACCGTTCATCTTGGCGAGGAGTTCGTAATAGTCTACGCCACCGAACTCACCATAGCCTTCGTAGTCGGGCTCATGCCACACGTTACCCTCGTTGTCATGAAGATAGACCGGCAACGCGCCTTCTTTTGTGTATCTGTTGGTCACGGATTCACCCGTGTCGTTTGTTAACCATGAAAACATACCCATCTTATTTCCCCTTACAGTTTGGATTGGTTTGCCAGTAGTCTGGCCAGTGACCCGCGCATACCATCTCGCGGTATTGCTTTTCCATCTCGACTTCGTGCTTGTAGTCTTCGTTGGATACCCAGATGAAGATGATCGCTATGATCGCAACCATAGCGAGACCCATCAGTGATTTGCGTTCTTGTTCGAACATTATGATTGCTCCCATCCCATGGTCCCCTCGGCGATGTCTTCGTTGGGATCAAGGTCATCTTCGCGACCGATGCCTATCTTGCGAAGGATTGCCTCGGCTTCTTCGGAGTAATCCTCGTAGTCGCTTTGGCTCTCTGCGGTTAGGTGATAGCTTCTGAACTCAGACTCGTATTGATACTTGAGTTCAAGGTCATCACGTTCGATCAAGATCTCAGCAAGATCATCGATCATTTCGATAAATTCAAATACGGCTACTTTCATTAGTCTGTCACCCTCGTCCAATGGTTGAACTGCACATCTTCAGGAAGATCATTGAGCACAAGATAATCGGGTGCGTTCTGATCCTTGGCGTAAGCGATGGCCTCATCGGTCGGCTTCTGTTTGATCTCGTAGATCTCATTGGTGCCTACCTTGAGGAGGTGGATCTTTCTTTTCATTGAAGCTTTCATTTCTTTGAGCATGAGATGACGGTTCAATGATCCGGTTACGACGATGTCAACGAGCGTGTCACCATGACCGTTGCCAAACTGAGCGTAACAATCGGGATCGTTTTCTTTGATATCATCCGCGCAGATCTGGCGAAGGTCGGACAGCATCTGTCTGAAGCTTTCCTCTGACTGACCGCTGTATGGGTAGTAGGTGTTCGCACCTCCACGACCATCGTTCTCGTACTTGCAGACTCGTTTGCCATCAATGCAGACAGTCGCGTCAACGCAATGCGTCTCATGACTTGCCCATGATGACCACTTGATGTTCTTGAGAGAGATTCTTGATTCGCTCATGACTGACCTCCCGATACAACTTTGATTCCTTCGTAGACGTAGTCTTTAACCTTGCGAAACACAAGGGAGACCGCCGATTGATTGTGACCGCCGATGTGCCAATCACGGATGCGTTCGACTTCGATGCTGTCATCACCCGTGTATGCGGGGCCGTCTTTCCAGTTGTAGATGGTTGCGACCACGCCATCGATTTCGATCGCCCATTGAACATCGGACTTACCCGTTGATGAGATATCCTCGGGCTGACCAAAGATATCGACGAGGTCCTGAAAGCTGAGATGAATCTCACCTTGAAGGCAGGTTAGGTTAGTGTTGACCATTGTTTTTCCTTAGTTTTGCTTTGGGTTTACGATTTTAAGGTTTGCTTGATGTGATTGTCAAGCGGGTATTTAGTTACAGCTTAGGAAAGTGTGCTGATTTCGCTGAATATGTTGGGTGGAATAGCGCCTCCCCCGCCCCACAGAGCCCTCTGCCCCCCGTTTAGGGGGTGGGGAAGGGGTAGGGTAGGGGTCCTGCTTGCGGCCTGCGTGCGGCCTGTGCGTGCGTCTGGTTGCGTGCGGCCTTGCGGCCTATATGTGGGTGATTCGGACTTCAAAGTGAAGGTCGAGTGATAGCGTGCGGACTTGCGAATAGCAGTGGTCATGCGTGCCGGTGATCTCTGAATCAAACCAACCGCTCTCGCGGTCGGCTCGGTCTTTTAGTTCTACTTGGTACACTGGTCCTCCTAGTGCTGGTGGTAGCTAATGTTCGCAACGTCTTTATCCCAACATGCGCGACAGTCTCGGCATTCGTTGTTCTGTTGAGGTGCTGGGCATATGTGCGAATTGGTGGGAATGGTTCGAGCGTGAACCGTTGAAGTATTGCGGAATCGCTTTGGTGCTGGGCCGTCAACCATGGCAGCGGACACTCGGACAATGAGATTGTCAGGCAGATCACCGTCATATGATGCGACCGTTTGCGCTTCGCGTGTTGGCAACCAGTGCAAAGTGTTGGGCGTTGCGCGTGCGACTTCTACAATCTTGGCGAAGTGATCCGCGTCTTGAATGTCGCCGCTGTCATGCCATCGAAAGTATTTATCCTTGTTGATTGCTCGCGCCATGCTTGGCGCCCAATCTTCACGCGTGATTTTTTCCAGGCGCCGCGCTTGCGCTTTCTTAACTACTGGCATTACATACATGCCGCGATCATACGCGTAGCAATTCTCGCAAGTCGATCCTTTAACATTTCGCAATTGTCCGCCAACCTTGCACGCTTGCGCGGGTAATCCATAAGACTTACTCGGCATCTTTGACGGGTTGGATAACCCGCCTACATTCTCTCGCGCTTCTGATACTTTCATTTTATATCCTTATATTTTGCTTTAGGTGTCTTAATTCTAGCATAAAATGCCAGGGAATGGAGTAGTTTTTTTGATCGGTTTCAAGCGTGCGAGCTTGCGACCTCGAGGTTTTTTTATAGTGTGAGCATGCGAGCGTGCGAGCTTGCGACCTTATTATTTTATTATTATATGATGGTTGCAGCGGGCA